ACAAAAAACTCTGGTGGAAATGCACTAACAGGAGGTCTATTTTCTTTCTTACTTGCCTCCTCAACATATCCCGATTTAATTTGAACTATATCACCACCATCTCTTCTTGAATATGCATATGGGCCATAAATTGGATTTCCATCATAAGCCCATCCTAAAATAGGTGAGTGTTGATCACTGTCACTTTCAACACCATTTATTATAGATAAATCTTTCTTACCAAAAAGGGTATTTCCATCCGCATCGTTTGCATATGATATTTTTCTTAAATTTCTTGGTGCATAAGCATATGAACATTGAAGTCCAAATAAACGATTTGTTGGTGTGCTTATGAAGACATCATCATCATTTAAATTTGATAAATTTTTTCTAAATTGATTAACTCTCCACTTTTGAAGAATTGGTTTGAATCCTGCACCTTTACCAGAAGCATCAACCCTCACACTGGTTGAGGTAACACCATATCCAATACCACCACTTTCAATATTGACTGAAGTTATTGTTCCGGAAGAATTTATTTGAGGAGTGAGTTTTGCATCTGACCCCACACCCAATACCACTAAATCTGGTGGTGAATTATAATCAGTTCCACCATAACTTACACTTACATCAACAATTCTACCATTTGATACTACTGGTGTGATAACAGCATCTCGTCCTGTGTTTAAATTTATTTCAGGAACTCTATTGAAATTAAGTATTTCAGAAGAACCGTAACTTACGCCGGTGTTTGTTAATTGTAGTGATGTTATTTCACCCCTAAAAATAGGCTGAACAGTTGCCTCAAATATATTTCCAGATATTGATGATACTCCAACTCTACCAATCACCTCTACAGATATTGGTGGATAGTTAAATGTATGAGTTCCAACTCCAACATTTCTTAACTCATTAAATTGTTTTGTTTTTAGATAAAAATTACTTACAGTTGTGCCAACTCCAACGGCAGCGAGTTTAAATTGATTTTCATTGATAACAGAAACATAATATTCTTTGTCAGTTGATAATCCATCAATCGCTGTTCCGTTCACAGAATACTTTACAACTTCACCGGTTTTATAATCATGATTTTCTATGTTGATTATTCCTAAAGCAGTGCTTATACCAGTTGTTTCACATGATCTTGCTTTGTTTTCATAACCTGATCCACTATCTAATACAACGATAGAACTTACGATAGCCTTACCATTTAAAGATTTGAATGACTGAACACCACTTCCAAAATTTGTGAATGATATTGCGTTGACTCCTGTAATCGCCTCATCATAACTTTTATGTAATTGGATAGTATATTCTGATACTGAAGATACATAATACGTTGCCTGTGTTGCTAACCCAACAATAGGAATGCTCCCCAGAGGGTCATATACGACTCTCTCACCGGGTCTAAATCGATGATAGGTAGTAAATCCTATTGAGGACGTATTTATTCCTGCAGCATCTAATTTTATAGTTCCAAGACCAACACCATCACCATTAATAATTAATTCATGAGGTATAACATTTAATTTTGCTGCAGCTTTTGCACCGGTGCCATTTCCACCTGTAATCTTTATGATTGGTTCTTCAACATAATCAAAACCGGAGTTTAGTATTCTTATCTCTTGAAGAGAGCCTCTTACAGCAGCAGTTGCAGTTGCTCCGCTACCAACAGCATCATTTATAGCAATAACTGGTGGGTTTATTACATCAAATCTCTCCCCACCTTTTACAACATTTACAGATTCTAAAATTCCAAAATAAACAAAGTCTTTTGATTTGTAATTTAATATTTCTACACCATCAACTAATATTCCAGTATATCCAGGCTTTGTCTCAACTTTTTCTGAATCATTTACTGGTGTTGATACTTCACGAACTAATTTTTGAGGTTCAATAACTTTCTCATGAAATTCATACTTTTCAACATCATTTGATGTAATTGTAACAGAATCAACTCCACCATCAGGGTTGACTTTAGTAAATACTCCACTATAAATATCTGACTGACTTTTTGCAAACTTAACTATGTTTGCATCTACTCTTTTCACATAGTATAATCCTTCAGCAAATAATCTACTTATAATATACTCTTGTCTTATTGTTTTTCCTTCGGAGTCAATTGTGCTTACTTCACCTTTTTGAGGTGTGTAATAAACAGCGTCCCCGGTAAAATAATTATGATCAACTTGATCGGATATTTTAATTTCTTCATCATTACGATTGTATGTGCCACCAAAGGTTAATTTTTGAGTTTTAGGATTTAACTTAGAATTACCAGTGAAAGGTAATGATGATGATGTAACATAAACTTTATTCTGACCTTCTATTGGATCAATCGTATTATGAAAAAATGGAACATGTCTATCACCGACCATCATAGTCCCTTTTGTGGGATGCTCATGTGATGGGCCATAATATGGGACACCATTTACTGTCCCACCATCTGGTTTGATGTATATGTTTTGAATATTCGCAGTAAATTTGTTTAAATCTGGGTGAATGTCAGAATCTACCTTTGAAATTCTTCTACTTACTTTTGTGACTTTCGTTGGATCTGTAATTCCAGTTCCTGTTATCAAACATGTATTTTTATCAAAAACATCCGTGACAATGTATATTTTATTAGATGCTGGTTCAAAAGATGATGTAATTTTATCACCCCATTGTGTACCTTCTGCTAAAGTTTCATGAGTTGTAATTTGATCACCGATACGAAGGATATTAATATCTTGAGTAACTAATTTGTATGTGTTATTTACTGAATCAACAATTTCTAAAGATTTTACAACATAACTTTGAGCTGTATTGAATAACCAATTATTTTCTTTAACATTATTTCCTATTTTACCTAAATTTTTTATTTTTATTTTTGAATCAATCGATTGATTATTAACATTTGGTGGAATAATAAAATTATTAAGAACTCCTCGTATTTTTACTCTGATTCCTTGATCATCAGATCCATCTGAAGCGTACGCAAAGGTATTCTGATCAATCGCAGTATTGTCGGATATGATTGCTGCAATTCCAGTTGTGTTAATGCCTAAAAACTGATTTGTTGTTTTATCAGAATACGTGCAAACACCAGAAGTCCCATTTTGATATAAAAATGATAAAGTTCCAGAATTAGGAAATCCGAGAGTAGAATCAACATCAATAAAAGTTTGAGCAATGCCAACTTGTCCGATTATTTTTGTTTTAGCATGATTTGAAAATTCACCATAAATTAAATTTGTAGATCCACCTGTGGCTTGTGATGCGTCAAGACTTAACTTAAAATACTCCTCAGTTGAAATACCTACGGAAATTTTTTCAACAGATGCGACTGGAGCGTATGCTTTTGATATATTTTCAAATTCATTTTGATACAAAGTACGATTGACAAGTTGATCTGGATCACCATCTAATATTTCTACGACTACATCTCTTGATTTTAGATAATTTGCATTAGATGGGGATATTACATCATCAATAGGACGAAGTATATCAACTTTTTCTCCATATAAAGCTCCAAATAGTATATTAAATGACTCATCAGTTCCTCTTGTAGAGTAAAAGTCTTTTGCTTGACGGATGAATTGTGATTTATTAACTTTTTCGTTTAAATCTTTTTGAAAACCGTGTAAAAATTGGTTTTTTGCCTTTTTTAAAAATTCATCAAGAAATAAAACACTTAAATTTTCAACAACAGTGTCATTTTCATGATTTTGAGCAGTTGAAGTTGAAAAAACAAGATTTTCTGGATCTGAGGGATTACGAAATGATGTAATTCCACTAAAACCTCTTTTACAATTAACAAAACTTATATCTGTCTTACTTTCATATGTTATTATCTCATCATTTATCTTTATAAGTCCGTAATTATCAGGAAATCCTGTTGTATTCGATACAAAAATGGTTGAGGTTGATATTCCAGCAGCTGCTGTTGTATTTGTAGACTTTATTACACTGCCACACTCACTTAATTTAATATAAGAGTCAATATTTTGAATTAAATCAATTGGCCCACCTTTATATTCTTGTCCTTGATAATATTGAGACAGAAAACTGCCAACCAAGGGAAAATCCTCTTGCACATAAGAGGGTAATTGGTTTTTAACTATCTGATTTAACTTAACTCTCTTTTCAGACATCTGTTATCTTATGATGTTTCCATTTTTGTAACTTGTTGTTACAGTATATGTTGATCCTGATGGATCAGCACCAGAACTGATCTCATCTACAACCATGTCAACAAAACTACTGTCTAATTGTAAGTAAAGATCTTGCAATCCAATAATATCGTTTGATTCAGGAGTGGCTGATATCTCCAAAATGTCAACATTGTCTTTCGTCTTACCTGATACTATATTTATGGGGTCTAAAGTGATGCGTCCTTTCTTATAATCGATAACACCAACATTTCTCCTTTGAATTATAGGTGTTGATGACCCCTCATCTAAAGAGAATAGTGATATTTGTCCTTTTTCACCAGTTGAGTCAGGTGTATCGTACAAATAAACATCAGTATTGATGTTCAACACTCGAAAAGCACTTGATCGAATGTTATAACCACTCATTGACTGAACGTGAAACTCATTTCCAAAGTCAATTGCATACTCTGCAACCTCAGAGATAGCTAATCGAAGATCTCTTCTCATTTCAACCGTTGTGATGTTGGATGTTACAGACTCATGACTTGAATCAATGACTTTTAAAAAGCGACTATACTTAAATCTTGCCCCATACTTGTTTAATTCAGATGATTCTGCGTATGCAGTTAAATCTCGCTGCACTTTTGTTGATACAAATGATGCACTTGGTGCCAAATTAGTGTTATAATACACTTTACTGTTAGTTTCAATAAACAAATACTTCAAATCAAGTATTTCTGGCACAATTCCGGCAACCGCATATCTTTTTAAGTCTCTTTTAATGTTTTCTTTTATAAGATTTGGGACAAAATCACCATTTCTTGGTTTAATACTGATAAAAACCTTTCCAAATTGTGGTGGAACAAGATCTTCACCGCCAAATACGGAAATTGACTCTGTTTCTGGATAAATTTTATTAGGAATCAAGACTTCATAGTCACTTGCACTCAAAGCTCTGTTTTGAGTCGCATAAACTTGTGGTGCAAACTTACGAATTGACTCTACACTCTCAATAGATTCACCACCACTTGAAGGTAATGCAGATGTAATTAAAGATATTCCATTTGTAACAAAAATTTCAACAGAATTTCTTACATATGATACACTTCCAGAAAATGTAAAGCTGTTAACACCATTTCCATCAGATCCATTCGTTACAATATAAGTCATCTCAACAATATTTCCATCTTGAAGTTCTTTTCCAAAAACTCCATCACCAAAAATTACTTCATATTGCTCTCCTTCAACCTCTTGAATAAAATATATGTTAGAATTACCGGTGATAGTTGATTTTGTATCACTATCAAATAGTTCATCTTGTCTTGTATACTTAGTTGTCACCGAAGAATCCACTGAGGGTCTCACAGAAACCACTAAGCTATCTAAATCAATACCTACATTTGGTAAAATAAACTTTTGAAATTTATTTCTTGTGGAATAAACATATGTTTGACTTAAATATGACCCTTCATACACTTCGATGTCATCAAAATTTGCCACACCGTCAATTACTGACACTGTTTTATCTTCGGGAATGCCAAAAACAAAAGATTGATTATTAAATCGACCCCCTGTTGTCGTTACTGGCCCTGCTTTAAGTGTTAAATTTGAGGGAGTTGGTGAAACATCTGAAATATCAACAAAAAAACTAATAGATGCTCTTGAAGATTTCTTTGATCGAGGTACATAACCGATATTTCTTGCTAATGCAACCACATTTTCACGCAAAGTTGCTGAATCGATGAAAACTTCATTCGATATCATGTTTGCATTATAGGAAGTAATGTAAGTATTATAGGCTAATACGTCTAATATCGTAGATAAATTAGATCCTTCAAAATCATAGTCAGTAAAATCTGAATTACTTTGAATATAATCTTTTAAAGTTGATTTTATCTGGTCAAAATCCAGATTTGTGAAATTTATAAGTGACATTTATCGAGTTGGAAGTAGCACAAATTCTAATTGTTGCGGTGGAATATCAATTCCGACGATCTCGTATTCTATTGTCACGTTCATTTCATTATCATCAGGGTTGGGAGCAACAATAGTGCTCAATAAATTAACCCTTGGTTCAAAATTTACAATCGAACTCTTGATTTCATCCTCAATGGCAAGTGCAGAAACCTCATCCACGTTCTCAAATAGAGATTCTGAGATTCTTGATCCAAAATCTGGGTTGAAAAACTTCTCACCGGGTGAGGTAAACACAATATTTCTTATGGAACGAGCAATCGCAGTCGTATCAGACAAAGAAACAAGGTCATCATTAAGAGGATTACTCTCAAATGACATACTTAAGTCTTTAAATTTGCGTTTTACCCGCTGTTGAGGCATTTAGGTACAGTTGA